ATGATTATAATTAATATATCTAGTTCTAAAGATTGTATCTATTTTATTATTAGGGCCATTATTAAGCATAACTCTAGGTAAAGGTATTGCTTGAAAGTTTATAGGATTAAGACTATCACCTTCTTCTACTAATATAACAGCTGTTCCAATAGCTAAATCCATGAATGCTTCATGTATTTCTTGATTGAAGTTTGAACCACCTAATATTTCAAATACATATTCAGTAATAGCATCTAGCTGTTCATTAACTGCTGGTATTGCGTCATCTGGTATTTCTGAACCAGCTTCAAAGTTTGCCCAACGACCATAAGTTGGAACCATTCCAGCTTGTAACCTTGAGGCAAATTCTTGTACTCCTACTACAGCCGTTTCATCAAATATTTTATCTGTTCTTCTTTCTCCTATTGTTTCTTCATAAAAAGATTCCCTTTGTGGCATTGTGTATTCATATGCTTCTTCATATTTATCTTTCCAATTATCAAAAATATATTCAGCATCTCTAAACTTTTTTATAAAAGAAGCTACTCTAGGATCATTACCTGAGTATGGTGCATCAGTTTCTGGGTAAGGTGTATATGGCATTAAAATGTATTATAATCCGAATCTAAAGTTCCACTTTGCATTCTACCTAAAAATGTTTTTGCTGATGATACTAAAAACTTTCTGTTAGGACTACCAGCTTCTTTTTGTCTAGATAGAGCTTCAATTCTACGCAAAGCACTTTGATCTCCTCTAGCAGCTGCATCAAAATCATTTGCAACTTTTGGTGTATCTTTAACAGTTGTTGTTTGTTGATTGTTTGTTGTTTTATTAGCATTAGTATTACTTCTATTTAAATTTGTTTTTGCTTTACTCATGTAATTATCAACATATTGGCTATATGGTTTTTTGCTAGCATAATATGCTGAAGTAAAAAAAGATGGCATACCAGTTAATCCAGTAGCTATAGCTCCACCTATTTTCATAAACTTTTGTTGAGAATCATACATTTGTCTTGATAAAGGAATTGCTTCTTGTCTTGATGCTTCATAAGCTTGACGAGATTCTAAAGTAGATACTTGACCATTATCTGTTTTAACAAATGATCTATACTGTCCAGTATCTGTAACACTTCCTAAACCTTGTGATGCTAAATATTCATTTCTTGCTGTAGAATACTCAGTACCATACATTTGATTAGGACTTGTTGTTGAATAAAATCCAGTAACACTATCACTAGCTCCTTGTACTGGGCCAGCAACAGTTTTTCTAATACCTAGTTTTTGTTTAGCATAAACATTTGCTGCTGCTCCTGTTTGCTTTGCTTTTTCATTAGAAGCTTTTGAAGCTGATGAACCTTGACTACTCAATACTTTCTCCATCTCTAAAGAATCCTGACATACCAGATTTAGAAAATAAACTTCTTGATCCTAACATTCCTTTAGCCATTCTTTTTTTTATTCTAGCTTCTTTTAATCTTGCTTCTTCTAACTCTTTATCTTCTTGTTTATTCTTTTTTTCAATATCTTCTCTCAAAGCTTTATCAGCTGGAGTTTCTCTATACTTAGTTGATTTGAATAAATTTCCCATTATAAATCTATTTCAGAATATCCCTCTTTTTTCAACGCACAATATAATTGATATGGTGTAAAGATCCACCATTTATTATATCCAATCAATCTTTGTACATAACTTACACAACTATGTTCTTTAATCCACGATCCCATAAAACTTGGGAATCCAGTCTTTTTATGTTCCATTTCACCATCTAATACTACACCATTCTTCATTCTAATCATTCTAAAAAATGCTTCAGCAGTTTTATCACTTATTGATTCTACTAATAATTGACCAAATATATACTCTAATATTATCCAATGTTTAGTAGATGGATCATAACTAATAACTCCACAGTGTTTAAATCCTCTTCTAAATTTTTTAGTGTGTTTATGACCATCTTCGTTTTCAAAGAAGTATATTAAAAACTTGATCTGTTTTGCCATATTGATTTCTTTTTCTTTTTGTCAAATATATTCCAACCTCTAGTTTTAACTACAGCACTAGGTGTTGATATTCCTACTGTTAGCTGTTTGCCTTCTCCAGCACCCATTAACATATACTGTAAAGCATCATGTACATGAGAATATTTATTTTTATTAGGTTTCTCATCATAACGATCACCAGATGTTTGTATTCTTCTGTAATGATAGCCACCATTAAAACCTTTTTTAAGGTTCACACAGCTATTGTTTAGTAAAAAACCAGACTTGCCTTCTACCAACCTACTCAAAGCTGTTTCTACAGCCTCTATACGCAGAGAAACGTCATTACTTGGAGCTGGTCTAGCCTTAATTCCTTGTGATCTCATTATTTGGAACGGAGTTGCTTCATCTGTCTGCACTCTAAAGTCTCCAGCTGGATCACCATAGATATCTATAACTAAACCTTTGTATGTTTTTGCTATTTCATACTTTAGTAATTCAGTAAACCTAACTATACCCATATCAAAGCATACAAGTTCTTGTAAGATTACCCATCTACCACTTGATAGCTTCTGTCCAAAGACTGCTGCTGGTGTTAATCCAAAGTCAATACCAATAAATACTTCAGTAGGGAATGGTGCAATAACTTCTTTACTAAGATGTATATCTTCACTCCAACTTGGATAGACAGGCTTACCTTCTTCTAATGATCCTAGTTTATTCATGACATAAACATCAATCCATCCTTTAGTTTTACCTTTGACTATGTTTTCATAGTAAGCATCTGTAATAAATTTTTTATTTTCACATAAAGGGTTTCTTTTATATCCAGTAAGTTCGCCTTTATCATCTTTTTTTTCTAATAAAGCAGAAGGTTGTGTATGAAAACTCCAGTTATCAGGCTTGACTAACATTAATGCTTCTTCTTTTCGTATGTGATCTGGTACTGGTACATCACCAGCCATGACTGCCCACCAATGATCTTCTTCAGGTGCGTTGGTATCAGCAATAACACCATACCATGATGCACCACCATCACGCATAGAGGGGAATCTACCTACACGCATAGTACAAGCATCAATAATTGACTTAGGTAACTCTCTTGCTTCATTCACCCAGACACCAGTTAGCTCTAATGATAGTAGTTTCTTTACATCTTCTGGTCTATCTAATGCAAGAAAGATAACTTCTAAGTCTGCATCACCAATAGTAATCTGATGTGTGTACGGAACTGACCATCTAAATGGCCCAAATGTATTTTCTGGAAACCAATCCAGCCATGTTTTAATTGTTGTAGTTTTTAATTGAGGGTTCGTGTTTCTGATAACAGCCCAACGAGATTTTCTTCTTCCGTCAACACCTTTAGATTGTTGAAGTGCCCTTCTAAATATTTCAATACAGCAAGCAACTGACTTACCGCTTCCAACTGGGCCTCGAAGTCCTCTAAAGAAATCGTTTGATTTAAGAAAGCCTCTAAGTGTTTGTCCATCTGGTTTATAATTAAATTCCATTACTTGACTTTTGCAATATGCTCAATCAGTAACTTCTCCCTAACGCTTGGCCCTAATGCTTCAATCATCTTATCAGCTTCTTTATCAGTTAAGAGTTCTTCTGGCAAGAATTTTAAGTGTACTTTCTTAACTATTTTTCTTAATCTTTGTCTATCTTGAAAAGATAGAGGAAATTGTTTTCTATTATCTATATCTACTTCAGCATCAATAGGATCAAAATCTGGTGGTCGTACAAAATTATCTGTCATTAACATTTCCATTTTCTTAAAGCTAATGCTTTACGAGTTGGTCTACCTTTTGAATCTTTCATTGGCCCTTTTACTCCTGACATCCTAGCACAAAAACTTTTTTTTCTACCTTTTGACTTTTTAGTTTTGGGATTGGGTGCTGGTGGTTTTAAATTAGAACCATCTTTGTTTTTAAAATATTTACGACCAGCTGCATTAAGTCCACCTGATGGATTCTGATATTTTTTAGCTACCATTAACTAAACTTTCTATAAGATGCTGTTTTTTTAGCTATTTTTTTAGGTTGTTTAGAAACTTGTTTACCTTTAGCTTTTGCTTTTCTTTTAGCTTTGGTAGTAGCTGCATATTCAGATGCACTTAATGCGTTGATTGCTTTAGTAGGAAGATATCTTTCGCCTGTATCACTAGATCGTTTACCAGATTTAGTTCGCCATTTCTGACTACCCCATGCTTTTAAACTTCTTTGTGATTTGGCAAGAGCCATTACTTATATCCACCACCAGCTGCTTTATATCTTTTAGCTAACAGCTGGGCCTTTCTTGCAGACCATTTACCAGCAGCAGTTCCTTGTACGGAACTAGCTTTAATACTGTTAAATAATCTTTTTCTCATGCTTGGTTTAGTATAATTACCAGCCTGATTTACTTTACTAGGCATTATTTCTTTTTAGTTTTTTTCATACTCATTTTAACGCCTTTTTTCATAGCGTCTTTCTTAGCTGCTCTCATTCCAGCAGCAGAATATGGGTATGTTTTTTTTCCGACTTTAGGCATTTGTTTGTTGCTCCATTATATCTGATTTAAATTTAATAAAATCATCAACACTTTTGTTGAGGGTTTCTGTTCTGAATTTAAATAACTGTTCATTCTTTAACTCTAATCTTTCAATCAAGAACTTCACTTGTAATTCTAATTCAGCGTTATGTTTCTTTAAGGTTTTGATTTCCTTACGGATTTCATTGACCTTACTTTCTGATGGTGTCATAGCCATATACCCTTTCTACTCAAAATTTACACAAACTTCAAATAAAAAATCCAGCTGGATCAACACCATGTCATAACCTGACAAGCTAGAACTCTATTAAGTTCCTGTTTTGAAGTGTTGTATAAGGAATATAAATATAAAATACAGATAAACAATTCACATTAACTGTCCGTTGACAGCTTTGAATAAATAACATAATAGCTTTGCCCAAATAACACTAGCTTTATCAGAACCTATCCATTAATTATCCTATAAGAAATGCTTAATTTATTAAAAAATATTTTTAAAAAGCCCTCTGTACATCTTGATGATGGAATAATACAGTTCTGTAAAGCAGAATATGGTGATGATTGGCGATTTGCTTATGTATCTTATAAGCAAGACGGAAGATTCCCTAACTCAATATCTATCAGAAGCTAAGTATACTTCGTGTTCGTCTTTTTCAGGATGCTTTTTGCCCTGAATAATGCTTACCACATACAAAATAATAGCGGCTATTCTCATTTATTCCGAATCCTCCCCATCTTTTACAATCTTTAACCGAACAAACCTTATGTTCTACTTGTTCTTCTCTACTCCATCCTAGTATCTGAACTATGTTGAAGTACTTTTTTGACATCTAATGTTTGTTTAACACATGTTCACTACTGAACCAACCAGTTTTTAACCCCCACCCCTACCAGTAGTGAACGTAGCTGTGTATCTGCGTTTCCAACTATCCTAAGTCTATGTTGATCTTCAGTTGTCCTTCGACACTGTGTTGTACTTTGTCTGGGGTGCGTAGTCCTACCCTGTCAAGTACATCTCTACTTGCTTCTAATTGTACATACTCGCTCTTGGCACTGCCAGCTAAATGGACAAGCTTGTTGGACGCAACCACTGCTCCCAGTCCTAACGTTCTCGCACACTGATCCATCATGTACCTTTGTACCTTTGGAGTTCGTAGTGTTCGTGACGCCTGTACCCTACCCCCATCTTTTGTTGAATAACCAGCCTTTATGGATGCTTCTTTGATGCTACATCCAGTGGCTACGATAGTATCTACCAGTCTTACTTGTTTGGGTGTTAGTCCGTACTTTGATGTGGCTGACTTTTCTTTGTCGGTCAAATTGGTTTCTTGCGTGGACACCTCTTGTTAGTTATAGATAATAAAAAAGGGTGTCAAGTAAATAATGTAGACATTCAATATGTATCTGAATACACTGCATATTTTGTTGGGGGTACACAACCCCCAAACCCCCACGTGTTCCATAAAGGATATCTTAAATCCTTTACAACCTAGCTTAAAAACTAAGAAAAAACACTAATACAAATGGACAGATTGTCGATGGCATTAGTTATTCGCTAGGGCCCCAACCCCAGCGTTCCTGACACAACAATATGTCGCCTCAAAGGCAACATTTGCATTACTCTTTTTTTTAGTTTGTTTGGTCATTAACGGCGTTATCATGGAGATAACACCATATAACAATATTATAAAATATATAAATAATATAAATTATAATATCTTAAATAGGAGAACTACAATGACTACAATAGAACAAAAAGAAACTGAAATATTAGCTACTACTAGAACTAATACTCAAGCATCATTAAATACACTATATCGTGATATGTTGAAATTTGATGATTTATTCAATACTAAGTGTGAACTTGGTTCTGAAATCAGAAGATTAGATTACAGAATTAACAATCAAAAAACATTGATGGATAAAAAAGCTATTGAGTATCAGAAGCTAAAAGAGATCAATGGATCTAACATTAATTCAGTTAAGGCATCCTTTCAAGGTCAAGAAACATTTGCTAACCAACTATCAAGAATTGAATGGTCAGTAGAAAGAATGCAATACACCCTTGAATTACTAGAAACCAAGCGTCAAACCACTGTTGAATTTTACGAGCAACATGTTGAGAAATATGTTCCTTATTCATCTGGTCAGGTCAAAAACC